CGGCCCGTAGAACTCCGAGAAGTTCTGGCTTAGAGAGGGGCCCGGATTTCTCCTATTTAACACTCCCTAAGGTGACCTAATAACTCTTCATTCCAAGAATAATCAGGACACTCACCACAATCACAAGGTTCAACAGTGAAATTCTCCTCGAAGTCCACTATCTCTTCCAATGATTTGGTAACCTTGATTTTGGGCTGTTTTGCGTTGTTTTCTACCGGACAGTAGTCTAAACTTTCTTCAAGCCACATCTGCATAGTAGGATCAACGCCAAAGGTACGATGAAAGGACATTCTGACTGTGTCCCGGATTTTAGGCTCATGCACCTCGAGTTTAGATATATCTACACGCTTAATGTAGTTCATCTTAAAATCGAGATACTCGGGCAATCTAGGGGTCACACCATCATAATGTTTAAGGTTTCTGTAGCAATATGGCCCAATGATTGGAATGTCATTGTAAATAGCTAGCTGGCACAACAGATTGGCCAAAGCCACTTGCTTGCATAGTCTAGCATCATAATGCACAGGAGACAGTTTTACAGTCTCAACAACCTTCTTCCAGTCTCTAACGAAGATCGGTCCTTGGTCGTCGAACATTATCTTTGATTGACAATACTCGATATCACAGACTCTCTCTGCAATAACTGGTTCTACGACAAAGCCCAACTCAAGAAAGAATCCCTCCACAGGAGGGAGTGAGTAGTAGCTATTTCTCTCCATAATTACGACATTGTCATCACCGATCCCTGTAAAGGACCTCCGAACACTGCCGCACCACGAAGAAGTTGCCGCATAGTTGGTGATGGTGTTTCCATCACTGGTGTTGTAATCTCCAGAACTACGTTTACCATAAGTGACGTACTTAACCCCACCTTCAGTCACACCATAAGACCGTTCCTGTTGCTTTAGTAACCAAGACAATCTCTTGCTCGGTCGACAATACTTGTACACTGCATGTTCTGCCCGTATAGTATCGATTGTGTAGGAACCGTCCATGCGGGAAAAATCAAGCAGCAATGCAACAGGATCTTCGTAAGTAGACCACTCGAAAACGATCTTTTCAGCCATTTGTCGAGGCGTCATACCTTTTGTAGTGATTGGAGTGTTAGTATCATTTAGGGAATGCACTACAGCCAACCGTTTTGAGAAGCAATGCAACTCCCTAGCCATTGCGGCATTATAGATAACACTCCGGTACTGAATAGCCCTGTTCTCTTTACTGTCGAGTTTTTCAACTTCATACAGCTCTAGCTTCTGCATAGACTTAATGTAAGCGTCTCGCCTACCTATGCCCTTTGCAATAAGCGTTGAGAACCCTTGATGGTACCTACGTTTCCTCCTGCCCTTAAGGCCAGCAAGAATTGCCTTAGTAGATGCTTTCGGCACTCTCCCGATAGCCGTTGCAAGTCTACCAAGTTCTGTAAGGTACCTATCCCACTCAGGGCCGGCTGTGTTCGTTTGCGAGGGTCTCATATGGCGATTGATGAGACTCTTGACCTCCTGGTTGACATCATGAACATGTAAGCCAAATCTGGGAGCATCAATAGGGATGCTGCCAGTGGCAAATCTAGTGCCACAGCGAGGTCTCACCACATGATTCCCTGGAATCTCCACAAAGTAACAACCATAGCCCACCTTGCCGTTCTCGGTACGGCAGTCCCTGAGTGGGATTTCTAGTTTGACTCCTGTTCTGGGTGACGCACACGCCTCCGTAGGCCTACCTTACGGTAGATAATATACGTTCCACAAAAGAAGCCTGCCGCTAGAACGGCACCCCTCAATGTCACTTTAGACATGAGATATCTTGCGACTCTTACCTCAAGCCTAACCGGTGGTGGAACCGGCGGTTGATAACCGAGCTTCATTTTTAGAGCTAGTACAAACCTATCTGTCAGACTAATCAATGCTTTCTTAGCCTTCAAGATCAAGTGGGGGTTTAAACGCTCTAGGTTATCTCTAACACAAGAGCCAAGGGTAACGGGTTTGTCAAACCGATACGCCATTTTGTACCAGCCCATCTTAACACACTGTCTTGCGACAAATGAGTTAATCAAGTGACGAATGTAGTGCCTCTCCTCGAAGATAACAGACGCCACTCTACATCCAAGGAACCCACCTGCAAAGTCAGCACACAGCCTCCAGCTTTCGAACCTGCTAGTCTTACCCCACCTGTAGATGGAATTAAGCTTAGACAAGGATCTAGTGGAAAGCGTCTTTTCGGACGACAGTTCCACACTGCGAGGTTCCAAACAGGTCACAATCATCATCTCGACGGCTGTTTGGAGAGCCAAAGGATCCCACTGCGAGGTGTCGTGGTCAGCCACCCATCGCTGGGCTTCGAAGGATAACCACGCTGGTGTACGATGGTCTCGTGGTTTAAAAGCTACCTTGGCCTGCAAGTGAGCCCTTAAACCTGACAAGTCACCTAAGGGAACCAATTCCTTGGACTTTGTTTTGATCGGAGGACCTATGTCTCCCTCTTGTGCAGAAGGTTGAACCGACGTTCCTCCGATTTTTCCCTCTGACGAATCTTCTCCGCCAGGGCTGCGTTGGCCTTCTCGGCTTCCGCCTGTTGTTCCCTTGCCAAACGATACAGAGCGGCTCGTTCCCGCTCTGCATTGTCCAGCACCAACTTGGCCATCCCCTTCTTCCCCACCGGAATTAGGGGATCCTTTCGGAATCTTTCCCTCTGCGGCAGGGGCACCTGTTGGGCCATCGGTTCTCCCTTTGGCCAATCCACCTCGTCCAAGTCTTCCGGCAATTTGTCCAGGATTATTGGATGAGGGGTAGGTGGACGCTCCGGGATCGTTTGGAGGTCCGTGAGATTCTGCCGATTTTGATCGGCAACCCAAGCTGTGACTCTGTCCTTGTTCTTGGCTGCGAGACGCTGCCTGCGCCTCTTCAGAGTCTTGCCGTTTGCTTTTCCCAGGTGGCTCTCCCTGGCCGCGAGAAAATCCGCCTTCTCGACCTGTTTGGCCCAATCCTTCATTTTCTGCTTTGGGCCCTTATCAGATCTGGCAGACCAGAGTCTTCGGAATATTTCATTCCAGCTCCCTCCACTCTTAGCGACTTCTGCGGTGGCTTGTTCTGCAACAACCAAACGCTTCTGCCTCCTAGATGGAGGTTTCTCGTCGGCGCTGCTAATGGTATGAACCTTAACAGCGGTGACGGGTGGAACCGTGTCCTTCTTACGCGACTCCTCTTTAGGGTCAGTAGACACCTTCTCGGCGTAACTAACCCCAGGGACTACAGTCCCCACGGATCCACTCTTAGGTGGACTACCATGGGTATACCACCGTTTTCCCCCCCGCCATATCGAAATAACGGTGCCTGGTCCGCTAGTGACTTCAACACCGTTAATAACGACAGTTAGGGGCAGTGCCGGGTCATCCGACTTAGGAGCTTGTTTCAGCTCTCTGTTCGGTCTCGCCGGCTTCTTCCTCTTCACCACTCCTGGCTTTACAGTTTTGTTAGACATTTTAGCTTTGCAGCACACCAGTCGTCTAGT